CTGATCTTTCCCCTTGATAGCCCGGCTGATACCGGGATACTTCCGACATATATCATAAACCTCATTTGTCCGGTATCCGGTATCAATACAGGTCAGATGCACCGAAAAAGGCTCAATACCTGGGATTTCTGAAGGATATCGGTCAATAAACATTATTTTCTCCACCTCTTCCCAAGTATGCACCTGCTCTTCAAGCACCAGCCATGACTCCTGCTTGGCACCGTGGGCCCGTATAGCGACCACAAAATAGTCTTTCTGAACATCTACCCCGCCGGCCAATAATATGCCTCCCTCAGGCACCGTGCCTTTATTGTAATCACAACAGAGGACTTTGAGCCTATCTGGCTTCGTATCCTCAACCTTCTCATGCCAAATTTCCGCAAGCCAGCTATTAATGAAGTTCATGAGAGTTTCTATACGATCATGGGATCGAAACCATTCGGCGAGGATCTCCGAAAATGTCAACCAGGGGGAATATAGAGCATTGAGATGAAAACCAACATGTGAAGTCTGTGGAAAATCTATTTTTTCAGGGATCTTCCCCTTAGAATCAACTTTAACGGTCTCCGGAAGCCAAACTCCGGCGCGTAGCATCTTGGGCTTATTCCAATCGGAGATCTTTCCTTTGCAGTAGACACATTCATACCAGGCGATCTTCAACGCTTGGATGCGTTCAGGATCGCGCTCTGTCTCCGGAACCTTGATCTGATCCTTCAATAATACCTGATAACCGCCGCAAAGCGGGCACGGCACGTAATACTTTCGTTTATCTGATTTCTCATATTCCCGGTTAACGTAGCAATCGGCGATCGTAGGCGTGGAGCAGTCCACGATCTTACGATTCCAGAATGTCCGGGTCCTTTCTGTAGCCAGTTTTATCGGATCCGCCTCTTCTCCGGAGAATTTAGGGTATTTCCCTGTCTCGTCCAAGAATAAATACCGTACCGGCTTTCCCGAGAGCGCCGCAGGGCTATTCGCGCCGGCGAAGTATATTATCATCCTATTGAGCGCAATCTCCATTTGTGCCGTATCATCGCCAAGATTTGAAAGATGTTTCTGCAAGGCGGGGGATAATCGAAGCATCGGAATGATCCTTCGCTTTGAAACTGTTTTGCAATCCGGTTCACGCGGCATGACGATCAGTGCCGGCCCGGGATCCTGGTCTATAGCATACCCGAGCATATTATAAAAACTTTCGGTCTTGCCCACCTGGGTGCTGAACATTAAGGTGATCCGCTCAACCAATGGGTTCGTGAATGAATCCATCACCCCGCGCAGATAGGGTGTACGGTCAGTTTGCCACTGGCCTGGCTCTGAGCTGGTTAAGGGATCCAGTATTCGAAATCTATCGGCCCACTGCGAAACCGTCAGCTCCTGAGGCAATTGCCAGGCCCGGCGGATCGGTTCACTCCAAATTCTCGGCAACGTCAACTGTTTTGGCATCTTTGATCTTCTTGGATGATGTTTTAAATATTTCTCCTGTAGCAAAAAGCGCAATAATTTCTTTCACCCGTTTCGACAATATAGATTCAATCTCCCGCGGATCGAGTCCGGCCAGTTGCGGAGCCACGGTACGCGGAAGAGATAAAAAAGCCCTTTTAAGAGATAAACTGATCCGAATCAAATCTTTCTCAACTGAAGCCCGGGGAATCAACTGGCCCATTAGCTCCATATACTCTTTTTTCATCTTCTTAGCTTTCCATTCCCGGAACTCCCCATCCCAATACTCGAGATTCTTCTTAGTACTACTTCCCGGAGTGCTTTTCTGCTTCTTGAAATCGCGCCAGCTGCGGATCTCAATAAGATCATATTCTCCCCTGGATGTAACCGGCATCCCCTCCCTGGCCCACCTTTCAACGGTACGAACCGCCACTCCGAAGGCCTTGGCAACCTTCTCCTGTGAGTCAACGGTACCGGGTTTACCCGGGCCTTTCTCGAATTCCTCTAATTCTCGGATTTCTGTTTTTTTTAAGGCGGGTGTGGACGATTTACCGCGGGCCAGCTTCTCAACTAAGTGTAAATGCCTGCGCTTCTTGGCCATTTCAATGATGTCTTGTTGTTTTTTAGGTTGTTCATCCATAGCACATGATTAAGGCATTGACAAAAGAAACCATCCCGCTAAAATATTTTAGAAAACAGAGCGGCTGGAAAAACTCACATGCCTCGAACATGTGGGTGGCTCGGGTTAATGCTCGGGCCCGGCCGCCCGTTTATTATCAATACCTTTTACGAATCTCCGGAGCACATAATGAACAATATAATCCCTCAGGTCCGCATCCAATCACTGCAGGGCTGCCGCATGTATTACAATTATGAGCTTTCCGAAACAGCCATCTTCCAAGATCCATAAATGTTAATTGTTTTAAAAAATGAAAGGTCATTATTTTATCCCCCTTAAAACATAATCTTAATCGATGTATGAATTTTTTCACGTTAACTCATTTCTGCTTTTTTACCAGTGAATTCTTCCCATCGCTTAACTGCCACATCACAAAACACCGGCTCCAACTCCATCGCAAAACATCTCCGCCGAACCCGCTCAGCCGCAATAATCTGGCTTCCGGAACCACTAAACGGCTCATAGCAGATATCCCCAGGCTTTGTATGCACGCGCATAGGTATTGCAAATATCTCGGTAGGCTTTACGGTTGGATGCTCGAGACCGTTGTTCCGTTTTTTTCCTTCCCAGTCCAATTCCCAGATGTCGCTATAATATTCCGGTGATTCCGGATCCCCACTGCGCAACAGGTTAATAAACCATACCGACCCGATCCGCTTCTGTGACGACCGGAAAAAAGGTTTATGGCCACGGCGCCAACCGAATACGCATGGCTCATGCCGCCATGGATAAACCGAAAACGTCAGCACCGTACAAGGCTTAACCCATACAATATGTTGATGTATAAGCAATCCCAACTCCTCCCATATCTTCCTAATCATAACTAGCCGGCGATCGGCATGCCAGAGATACAGCGCGGAATTTTCATCAATGTTCTGCAAAGCTATTGTGTAAAAATCCCTATAAAACTGCTCAGCGTTCGGAATATCCACTTCATGGTATAAATCAGACCAGTCCTTCCCTCCATTCGGCCGGTCCGCTCCGGTATAATCCACCATATACGGCGGATCTGTGGCCAGCAGCTGCGCCTTCTGCCCGTCCATAAGTTTGCAGACGTCTACACTGTTTGTACTGCTCCCGCACAAAAGCCGGTGATCCCCGAGTATCCATAAATCACCGGGCTTCGTGATAGGCACTTTAGGAGCCTCGGGGATATCATCCGGCATCGTATTCCCCAGGATCTCAGACTCGAGATCATTACACTCTTCCCTGAGTTCCTGCAGACGCAGATTAAGATAATCCTCAGGCATCTCCTGCCTTAGCCGCTCCAATACCGGAATAAGCGCCTGTGTCCAGTACCCCGCGATCGCCTGGTTATTAAGCGTGATATTCATTACCTGCTGCTGCATTTCATCCACGTCCACCATCACACACGTAATAGACTCAACGCCCGACTCCCGCAGGACCTTGAACCGCTGGTGCCCGGCAATGAGTTGCATGTTCCGCTTATTAACCACTAGAAGATCCACATACCCGAATCTTTCGATACTTGACCGCAATCCCCGCAAGGCTTCCGCGGTGATGTCGCGCGGATTATCTTCGGCAGGTTTTATATCAGACAATAATACCTCTTGAATGTCGGGTTTTAAATTTATTTTAACCATAAAAACTCCTTTTTATCGAGTAGAATTTACATCTCACCAAAAAACAACACAACCGACCCCGACACTGCAAAAAAACATCCCAACATCACTGACCTGGTGCGCCTCGACCGACCCGCATACGCCACCCCCGTCGGAAGGACCCAAAATTATTTGATTGATAATAATATTTTAATTGCTTCATTCGGATCCTTTGTCATCGATAACCAGAACTGTCGACGCTGTTGTCTTGACACATTAAGCTTTCTAAAAACTCCGTCGACACGGCGTAATGTATCAGCTGCCTGTTTAATCCTTCTTAACCAATACCAATGCTTGATTTGTTTCATTATTCTTTTGATCATTAATCACCTCATACTTACATTGAACCGTAACCTTAAGAGTCTTCCCCGGCCTTTGTGAATGGTATATAATTCCCCTGTAATCACAAAAACTGCATCTTTCATAATACACATGCCCACCCTTAGGGCATGCTTCAGATATCAACCTGCGCATCTTTGATTTCATTTCTTTAAAAACACATCGACGTTAAAAAGGGGTTTACTAATATGGATGACATCATATTCCACGCCATGCTCAGAAGTGATCAACATTGTTCTGGGTATATTAATATTCAAAGATATGCCTGGCTCAAGGAGATTATTCAAGCGTATGGCTAAGCTTATTATTTCTTGCTTATGTGCTTCAGCCTCCTGTTGACTAACATTTCTTTTGTCGCCCATAATTAATCATGCTCCCTTCTGTGGTATATCGAAATAATAGTTTCATTTTTACCTCTCGCAAACTCGACATTGATCCCTCTCAGCCATTCAGAGTCATCTCTAAAGAAAAAGGCGCGCTTAAGCGCATCAGTTACAAACTTAGTCCCACCAAGATAATTGTCATAATCCCTACCGCGTTTAAACTCAAACTCTAATATATAATTTAATCTTACCGGCTCGATAAAGACGGGCTTACCAAGATTATTCCAGTAAGAAATTATTAGATAATCCCAAAATTCTTGCAAAGCCTTCCTGTCTCTCCAGTGCATCCTTAGAACAGTGTTTAATGACGGCGGGATATCCTCAACTCTAAATGTTATTGTTTTCTCCATTTAAACCATCCCCATACTGCCAGTACAAAGTAAACCAAAAACAAAGCGGCCTGTTCCGGTAAATCTGATTTAAAATCGATCCATGCCCATGAGAAGTTTGTTATGCCCCACACCACAAAACAAACGCGCCTCTTATTTATATTTAATACCACTCCCAAGATACTCAACACTGTCAAAAGCCAAAGCATCACGCTTTCCGGTATTCTACCGGTCCTGTTAGATTATACTTCTTAGCCAACAATCGATAAAACTCCGTGTAAATTCTATTGCGGTATCTCACATGCTCCGAAGGTTTACTATTTACATACTCAGCCACGACGTCTGGAGTCCATCTAACCTTATACCCTGCCTGTTTGTATCTCCAAAAGAAATCCTCGTGCTCTGCCAGTTTTAACTGCTCATCCCAAGTGACCGCGGCCAGCGTATCTATCCGGGCCAGAAAGAAATTGCGACAGATATCACAATCTTTTAAAATCATCCCGGTTCCAGGGTCTTGGTATGTCTGAGAAACCGCGGTCAATATAAATCGGCCGGCATTAAATTCCATAGTGCACTCCCACGGGAAACGATTTAAAAGATCAAACCCCAAGATTCCAACATCATGATTAGCTTCCATGTATGATACAGCCCGATCTAAATGTCTGATCGTTTCCGGAATAAATTGAATACTATCCGCCGTAACAATACAGTATTTAAACCCTTCCCCCAGAACATCCTTAACCAACCAATTACGCGCATAAGATAACCCACAGTCAAAAGGCAAGTAACAATAATCAAATCTATTTTTATTCGCCCATACCTCATACTCCCATCCATTTTCTTTTACCATAGGATATTGATCGGCTACTTTTAAAAAAAACCCTTCCCTCCAATTATTAAAAATTGATTCTACAGTTTTATGCATTAATTCATTTCTTAAAAACGTTGTATACAAAATAGCAATCTTCACCACTTCCCCTTCCCAGTGAGATCCTCGATTAAGGACAACACCCTGTGATGATCCTGCAGGTCATTGATTGACCATTGCTTTTTAAACAGATAAAATAGAAAACTCTCTATCACTCCCCGAGCCGCTTCCCCTTTAGATGCCCACTCCAAAGCAAGCACAAACTGTTTATCATCCTCAACCTTGTAAGTCAGCATCCGGCTTTCATAAAACGCATCCCCAAAAGTAATGACCGGTTTATAATACGATAGCGCCTCAACGCCCACGGTTGAATTTATGGTAATCACGTAATCACACCCTGAAATAAAATCATGTGTGGTCCCGGAACGGTACAGCTTACACCGTGCCGGAAATTTGATCTCACCGGGGTCATACTTGGGATGGATCTTAAATATTACCTTTCCAGTAACATACGCGCACACGTAATCCACAAGCGCCTGCATCTTCTTGATCCGTGAATAATTTATAATCTGACTGTCCCGCTCATCCTGTAAGGGTACAAAGACGTAACCTGATTCCTCTATCCCGGTTTTACGGGCATTAAAATTGTGGTAATAAGCAAGCCGGATATTAAGCCATCTCCTCTGCTCTTCAGACAGAGCCTCATACTGCCAGTCCAGCATTGATGATTCGTAATTTACCCCCTTCCGGTCAAAATAGAACGTCCTTAACTGAGGCAGCCATCCAAGCTCAGAAAAATAAACCGGAATCCCCAGCGCCCTG